GCCAATTTTTTCAGGCATTCCATACCTAAATCTTACAAAATCACCATCTACCCATTGGTTTTCAGCCCCTGAGTCTGATGCTTGTTTATTAAACCCTGGTTGAAAGTTTACTTTTTGTAATGACATGGCTGTATTATACACCATAAGCTTATATCTATAAAGATTAGCCTATTTGGGTAGTATTATATTCCACTCTAGCTTAGATAGCAAATCTTGTAAATGCACCTCTTTTAGTTTATTTTCTTTTAAATACTGATGAAGTTCCTCGGTATCTACTACAATAAATTGATCTTTCATATCAAAGACCATTTTATCTGCTTTGCTTTTAAAACTACCTATTTTAATATTATTTTTTAAAGGTCTTAAATCAAACTTAAATTTTTGATTCAATCTATTTTTAAGTATACCTTCTATATCCCACAGCTCTTTTTGTTTTTGTTTTTTAATAGGATATTTAATATTTTCTAGATGTTTTAAAAAACTATTCAAGTTGTATTATTGATATTTTTAAAAGCACGGAGAGTGGTTTGGTGGAACTCTCCGTACAAGTCTATAGTATAGACTATTTTTATTTTTTGTCAATCAGTGGTATATACCAATATTTTTCTAACTCCTTTTTTAGGAAAATAATAATAATGTTTACTATCATCAAAAATAAATATTTTAAAAGCTTCTGGTTTGACTTTTTTGTAAATTTTTCCTTTTTTATCTAAGACAACAGTGTCACCTTCTGAATTATTAAGATAAATTAATATTTGTTTATGTTTAAAATTATGATCTTTATGAGGAGGACATTTTTCTGAATAACCATTATAAAAAGTAATATTTAAAGCACATCTGTATATATTACTATAACAGTGATTTATTTTAGGTGATATTTGATACAATAATAAACGCAAAGATTTTGCTAATTGACTGTTATCTTTACTAGAAGAAATTGCGTGATGAACAAAATGAAAAGAATTATCATCTTTTTTAACAGCTGCATCAGCAAAATAAAATGAAGTATTTTGAAATTTAAATATATTATTTAAAAATTTTTTTTGTTTTTTGTTTAAAACATTTTTAAATGTTTTCACTATTTTTTAGATTTATTTAATTTAGCACCTTTAAACCAGCCAGGCACACCTAGTAAAGGTCTTTTATCTAAATAGTTTTCTTTAGTAGTTTTAGATCCTGCTTTATTATAATGTAAAAACACTTGTCCACAATTTTTACCTTTGAATTCTTCTCTCCAATGTTCTAAGTCACATCCAGAATAAATTAACATATCACCAGGTTTGAGATTTACTTTAATTCCAGCTTGACCTGTTTTACCTGTTGGATCTAAATAGATTGGCCACTCGTCTCCACCTAAATTTAATGTTGTAGAAATTTCACAAGAATATCTATCTTTGTGTCTAGCTAAAACATCACCCTCTTTATAAATTCTTGCATAAGAATAAGTTTCAGAAAGTTTTAATCCAGTATGTTTTTCCATAACAGGTTTTACTTGTTGTAATAAAGTTTCCATTGCAATATCAGAATAATGAGAATATGTATTTGGAACTTGATTATCATTCCATACACCAAAATATTCTGTAAAAGTTGAAATGTATTTGTTATCAAATAAAAATCTTGCAACTTCTCTTTTGTTTAAAAAATATTTGTAAACAAAATTCGATAATTCTTTTGATATTACTCCTTTTAAAACTGTGTATTTATTTTTTTTGAACGACATTTAATACTCCTTTTGGTATTGCTTGGCAGTTCCAATGTATAAATCTAAACGGATCATAACCCATATCAACAATGTATTGATGAGGCATATATGATGGAAAGAATATCATTCGACCTGGTTTAACTTGATAATTTATTGCTGAACTAGCATAAGTTACTTTTGATTTATCTAACTCTGGTAACAGATTCATTACATTTCCTGCACGTGGATCTTCAAACAACGGTAATGATGTTTTCTCACTAGCTTTTAAAAAATAAAAACCAGAGATATGACCATTCCAATGGGTATGTAAAGTATGATGTCCACCCCCTTTTTTAGCAAATTCTTGTACCCACATTTCTGTAGTAAACAATTGATGACCTGACATATCAAAACCCATTTCACCTAATAAGTTATGTGCTGTTGCACCAATGTAATTTTGTAATTCTAAAAAGTCAGGATCTCCAATTAAAGATGTAGAATGGAATACATGACCCATGTCTCCTTTGTCACCAAACTTTTTATTACGTTTATCGATTGCTGGTTTTAAATTTTTCTTAGACGCTTCTATATATTTATCCGATGCATCATTTAATTTCTTTTCAAACTCTGGTGCATCTGCAAACCATATAGGACATTTAAAATAATCTTCTCTATTTAATAAAGTAGGGTAAGTTATGGCTTTTGGTTTTTTTATTCTTTTTTTCTTTTTTTTCATATTTCTCCTTTATTGAAATGGGTATCCTAAATTCCAGATAACCAAACTGTTTCGTTCACCACTTTTTACTGGACATACTCTATGCCATACAAATGAAGGAAATACAACTAAAGATCCTTTAGGTAATATCTCTTTACATTTAACAACATTAGCTTTTTTATCAGGATCTAAATTTCTAAAATCAAATTCTAATTCACCACCTTTGTAATCTTTTGGATCTGATAAAGTAACGGTCACTGATAATTTTCTAATTTTACCATTTGTTGGATCTTGTGGATTGTCTTGTTTAAAATAAGGTTTATTCCAACTATCACAATGCCAATCATAATATTGTCCTTTTTTATATTTTGTAAATTGACAAGACTCTGACCAATCCCAATTAAAATTCCAACCAGCGTTTGCATTTGCTTGATGAACATAAGGTTGTATTTCTTTATAAATCCAACGATCATTCATCCAAACAATATTTGAATTTCTTTTCTTTTTTAAATCTTTAATTTGTTTTTGGTTTAATTTTTTTTTACCAAAATTGCCTGTCAGGGCTAGTTCATCTTGCATTTGATGACCATATTTTACAATTTCATCACAAATTCTTTCAGGAATAACTGATTGAAAATACCAATAATAATTTGAAAGATTCATTTTTAATTTCTTAATTTCTTAATTTATCTTTAGTATATAACAAATATACAATATTTGTAAATAGTATTTACTCAGCTATCCAAGCTGTACCATTCCAATCATATATTGTTGGTGTTTCCGAAGCGTCATTTGATTTAATAGCTTCCCAACCTTTTGTATTATCTGTTTGATACTTTGTATCATTCCATCTAATGAAATATCTCCAAACTATTGGATCAGCTCCATCGTCCGTGATTGTTGGAGAAGCAATAGGTGCTTTCCAATCATCATTAGAATCTAATAACCAAGATGCATAAGGTTGTGGTAATAAAAATTTATCTTTTACAGGATCATAAACACTTCCAATTCCTGCAAATCTTTTTCTAAAATTATTATTATAAGAAGTTTGTTTCCAAATTCCTCCTTTAAAAAAGTTAGTGCACCAAGTTTCTCCATCAACATGCATATCATTATCACCTAACAATCCTGCTGCTATTGTTATGTCGTTTCCTACTACAATGACTCTTTCTACAATTAAATGTGTATCAGTGGTAAAACCTGTTGGATCTACTTTTGATTTTAGTTCTGCGAAATGTGCCATTTTATTTTTTCCTTAATATTAAAATTATTAAATTAAACCTATCAACTTATTGTTAATGTCCCTGTTACCGTAAATGTAGCCATTTGTGCTCCACAAGGCGCTGGACTTACTGTATTTGTACAAGGTGAAACACAAACACCTGCCGCTGCAGGTAATGTAACTAACACAACTCCAGAACCACCGCCACCACTACCAAAGTCTCCACCAGCGCCACCGCCACCACCGCCAGTGTTTACTGTACCTGCTTGAGCAGGACCTGTTCCAGGAGGTGCTGCTGGGCCTCCAGAAGCTCCATCTCCACCACCACCTGTTCCACCTGTTCCGTTAATTCCTCCACTACTTGGTCCTGGAGTTCTAGGTCCACCACCTCCACCGCCACCACCGCCAGCTCTTACAGTGCAATCTCCAGGCCAAGCTGATAAACCATTACCACCATCACCGCCTTCATTTCCTGTAGGTCCAGGACCAGCATTACCTCCTGCAACAGAAGCTCCACCACCTCCAGCTCCACCGCCTCCAGGTCCAGGTTGCCCTGTTCCACCAGAATTTCCCTCTGGTGGACTAAAACTTCCTGCGTTTCCTGTTCCTCCTGTTACACAACCACCAAAACCAATAGCTGGTGGACTTCCAGGAGCTCCACCTCCAGCTGAACCTCCACCACCAGAACCTCCTGGTGATGCATCACACCTACTTATATGAGGATAAAAACCACACGCGTACAAACTACCACCGCCACCACCACCTGTTAATGTTAGCGTTAAAGCACCACAAGCATCAAAACTTGAAGGACTACCACCTGAAAGTGCTCCACCAGATGAACCTGTACCACCTGCACCAATTACAATTGGAAAAGAACCTCCTTCAGATATACATCCTGAAACGTATCGATAACCACCTGCTCCACCTCCACCACCAGCAGACATGTCTGGAGAAGCACCCAATCCTCCACCACCTCCACCAGCAATAACTAAATAATCTAATGTAGCAGGAAATGCACTTTTTCCTTTACCTTGCCCAAATCCTCCTGCGGATCCTGCTGCTAATGTACCAATTAATGGCATGTTATTAATTTCCTCCTATTACGCAAACTGCGTTTGAGATGCTAACACTGTGAACGTTGCGCTTGCAGTTTTAATAATTGTATATGTATAACTATCTAATGAACTTGCATTACCTTCAGTGGGGGCTGCTCCGCCCTGCCATTCTGGAGTAACACTTGATCCATCAATTGTAAAAGCATTATTATAATAAGCTGTTCCACCTTGAGCAATAATGTGTGCTATTGTGATTGACTCACCTGTATCCATAATTGAGTCCAATGAATTTGATCCATCACCTCTAACATTTAAAGTCCAGTTACCTGATGCATCTGTTGTAAAATTCCATACTGCTTGTGTTAAAACATCATAGTTAACAGTTCCTGTAGCAGCCGTTGCTTCAGTTGTAACTTTTTCTGCAACACTTTGAATTTTACCTTGACCATTAAAAGTTGTTCTACCAGTACCTTTTGGTGTTAAATTTAAATCAACATTAGTGTCACCACCTGTAGCAGATACTTCAGGTGCATTACCTGTTGCTGCGTTTGTAACTGTCAATTCATTTACTGCTGATGCAGTAGTTGCAAATTTAACTTGCTCTAAACCATTTTCATCACCGATGAAATTACCACTATCAATTAAAATATTATTTCCGTTAGCATCTAAGTTACCGCCTAATTGAGGAGTAGTGTCTTCTACTAAATCTTTCATAAAGAACACGTCAACAACATTTGTACCATCAGAATAAACTAAAACTGTTTTACCTGCTGGAATTGCTACACCTGTACCTGATACAGTTTTAATAGTTAATGTATAACCCGCTCTTGTAGTACTGTCTGCAACAATATAAGTTTTTTCAATTCCGTCCGGAACATTTAAACTTCTATTTGCAGCTAAAGTTCCTGTTAAATTAAGAACCATATTTCTAGCGTTTGACAAAGTTGCGTTTGTCATTACTAAGGTTACATCTGCTGATGCAACATTTATTGCTTCATAACCTGCAATTGCTTGTTGTACTAAGTTTAAATTTGTATTTGTTTTATCGCCCCATGTACCAGAGTTTTCCCCTGTTACCATTAGCTCTAATTTTAGATCTGTTGAGTATGCTGATGCCATAATTTTTATCCTTTATTAATTCTTTAATTTTATTTCTATTACGCTGCCTTGTCAACTACGGTCCAAGTCGGAGCTGTTCCCGGGTCAACTAATTCCCACGCATTTAAACCTATTGTACCACTACTAGTAGTCATTGTCACTTCAGTAGGTAAAGCAATATCACTGATACCTGCTAAAACATTATTAATGCTTGTTGTAAGCTCAATACCTGTTGGACTAGCTATAGTATTTGGAATAGCGTCTTCATCACCTAAAACCGGAGTTAATTCTTGACCTGTGACTGGTACGTTAGCACCTGCTGTAATTGTAGGTTGATTATTAGCAAATGAATTTAGTGTTAAATTAGTATTTGTAACAGGCACCTCTTGAGAAGGTAATCCAATTTCTTCACCGCCTTGTGATATATCTGTTCCAGGACCTTGACCAAACTGTCCTGCTCCAAACGGAGCATCACCCCAATTCGTAGCTGAAGCTGTAGTGACTTGTACTTCAACAACTTCCCCACCAAAGACATCATTAACAGAAGAAGCTATTTGTATACCTTCAGTTACTACAGGTAATATTACTGTTCCTACTGCTTCAAAGTCAATTTGATTTCCTGTAACTTCTACATTTCCGTCTGCAATATGTTCTGTTTCAGTGCCAACAAAAATTGTAATACCATCTCCAACACCCCAAAAACCTTGTCCATAAGGTTCAGTTCCCCATTCATCATTAGAAGGAGAAGTTACTTGAACTACATTAGTTTCTCCACCAAAAACATCATTAACAGAAGTGTTTGCAATAGGGGAAGGTGAGCTAGGTGTTACTACAGCACTTGTTCCAGCTAATACACTATCCGTTGTTGAATTTAATTCTTCACCAATTAAATCTACAACTGCATTTGCAGTAACTGTAACATTAGATATTGTTGTGTTGATCTGTTGACCAGAAATTACTACTTCAGGTGATTTTAAATCACCCCATTCTCCAGCACTCCAAGTTAAAGTACCCCATCCAGGTACTTGTTCAGCTTGTACGTTTCCTTGTGAAAGTGTTAATGATTGGCTACTTACAGATACATTAACGTCACCGAGTGTTCCCCAGTTCTCATAACCCCAAGTCTGTGAACCCCAAGTAGCCATTCATAGTTCCTCTTAAATTAAGCGATTCTTAATATAGCTGACGAACTAGTAAATTGTGGAAATTGAATTGTAAAAGTTCCTGAAGTTGCAGTTTTATCTGCACCAAAATCTAAAACACAAACTGATTTATCTGCTTCAGTATCGTTATAAATTAAAGCGCCTCTCGCAGTAAGTGTTACTCCTGTGAAAGATAGGTCTGCAAAATCAACAATTGCGACTCCGCCTGTTGCTAATGAAACTTGTTGTGTTTGTAGTACTCCACCACCTGCTACGTATTCTCCAGATGCTGCTACTTCACTTGATGTTGTGTATGAAGTTGTTGCAGAACTTAAAGTTGCTACAGATGTGTATAGTGCTAATTTAAATGAATCTCCACCACTCTCTAGATCATGAATTCCTTGTAGGATTTCAGATTTAAATGAGTTAGCTACTGCTTGTGATATTGCCATGTTATTTTCTCCTTATTAAAATCTTTAATTATTTGGTGAAGGTGAAGGAACTTTTATCCTTGGCACTCCATCCATATACTCGTCTCTACGTCTTCTGCCCATTTGCTCTAACGCAAAACTTTGTATAGCTCCATTATACTTGTCTGAATAGATTTTGTACATATCCATGGGTCCTTTTAAAAATTCATATGCTTGTACCATTGTTGCGTAGAATAATAGATCAGAAACATTATCCGATAAGTAAGTTGTCGTATTTGTAGCCGATAAAGCCTCTGGGGAGTATATATAGCTTAGTTGAACCTGGTATTGAGCATCTGGTGCCGGAGCCATAATAATAGTAGTTTCTTTCCAATTAGCATAAAATTTAGGAACCCCTGTTGCTCCCGTACTATTGTATTCAAAAATAAAACTTGTATCTCTTTTATCTAAATATTCTTTAGTAGTAGGTGTTTGTGTTGAATCAAAAACAAGCATAGATCTAACAATAATAGATGTTCTAGTACTTGTTGTTACATTAGCACTTGGTAAATCTAAATAAGGTGAACCAATATTTAAATTAGCTGTTGCATATTCTCTTGTGTAATCAGCGTCCACTTCTCTAAATATACGAAGCTCAGCATCTCTTATCATTCCTTGAACAATAGTGTCTGTTAAAACAGCTGAATCAACTTCTGTATAATCTCTAACCTTTTGTAATAATTCTGCGTATGTCATTATGTAGTTATTGTAACACTCCCTACTGCAGCACCCAACTGTCTCTTGTTATTTTCTGCTAAAGAAGATTCTCCTGGTTGCATACCATTAGATAAAAATTGTCCAGGCCAATATTGCGGATCTAAATTAACAGTTACAGGTGCAGCTCTTTGTGGTCTAGCATTCCATAACGCTTGAGGATCTGCCATATGTGGTTTTGGATCTAGTTGTGGTTGTTTAGCTTCAAATTCAGATGTATGTACCCATGAACCATTCCATTCTTTTACCATTTCTAAATAAGGAAAAGCTTGTCCTGATCTATCTGATATTGATTGAGAACGTTTACCTTTTGCGTAAGCCATTATGATCCCTGTGGGTAATAAACATTAGGGGTGATATAAACAGAAGTTCTCTGTCCATCTTCTTCTAATGCTCTTTTTAATTCATCTTCATATAATAATTTTAATGCTTGTAATCTATCGGGTGCAACTTTTTGTGATAAGTAAAATGCTAATCCAGATACCATACAAGGAAAGAATCTGAATGGCATATCTGATGTATTACTGTATGCCCCTGCGTCTTCAATTCTTGCAAGATAGTAATAGAATATATTAACCACGGCGCTCGTATCAGGCGCCAGATATAAACTTATATTTGGGTTAATTTGTCTGTTAACATAATACTGCGAAGGTGTTCCTGTTATAGTCTTATCAGGTATCGCAATGTATTCCGATCTAGATACTTTTGTTAATGTTTGTTGATTACCACCTGTAGTAGTAACAACAGCTTCAAGCACATCATTACAATCAGTAGGTGTGTCGTAAGTTACTTGTCCATTAATAAGTGTTGTAGTTTCTGATTTAACTTTCCAAAGGTTGATACCTCTGTTTCCCCATTCAGAAAATAAAAGATTTAAACTTCTTCTAGCAGATTTGATATCATGCCCTGAGTTAGTTCGTAAGCCACATCTTTCGTAAGCTTCTTCTATAACCTCATCGATTGTGATATTAAAACTTGTAGTTCCTGATGTAGCCATTGCATCCTTATGCTAAAATTGCTTTTTTTAAACCGTCTGGTAATTTTTTTTGAGATCCAACAAGTTTACCTGTTTTAGCTTTAATCATTTTACCATCCTTAGCTTGACCAATTTGTCCGGTCATTTTATAGTTTTTGTGTCCACCACCAGCAGACATACCGCCTGACATTTTCTTTTGCATCTTCATAATTATTTTACTCCTTCGAATTTTCCACCCTTAACAGCGATACCCATACCGCCGCAAGATAGATTGATTATTTTATTTTTAGCTGCAGCTTTTGCAGCTTTATCCTGTTTGTCACCTTTGACAGAATC